GACGGCCAGCAAAAAACTCAGGAAATATTAAGCTGCGAGGCACCGGCATTTCAAGCGAGCCTAAATCCTCGCCGCTGATGCCCTGACGGTAGGTCTTGTGAAACACCGGAATGTTACCCTCGCCGCCAATGGGCGTCATAGGGTCTTCATCAAAACGCACGATCCTACCGCCGGTCGGTGCCATCATCGCAGACGGATCGTTGACCCGATAGGCCATCTCAGGGTCAGCCACGACAGTACGAATGACAGACAGGTCAGGGAAACCCTCTTTTCTGTAGCTGGCCTTCTCCATTGTGTCGGCTAACAGTTTCCGCGCACCGCCCTTGCCGGGGCTGTAAAGATATTTTTCAACCTTCGGGCTTAAAATGCCGGGAAAGTCCTTGTAGGGGTAAGTTGTGGTCTTTTCTTTTGTTTTCTTGTTTGTTTTTGTGACAGAAAAATTTTTGATTTCATCATCAAATCTTGCGATCTGCTTCTCAGGTATCCAGTCCGCCTGCTTTGTCATGTCAACGACGATATCCGCCACATGATGCGAGAAGTCACCAGAGCGCGCGCCCATAGCGCTGTAAATGCCCAAAAGACCGGGGTTTTCGCGGGCCTGCTTCGCATAACCAGATATGACGGTGGGGTCGGATGCCCAGACAAGCCCCAACTCGCGAGATAATTCTTCGGCAGAAAAGTCTTTTCCACCTTGCATTCTGACCGGATTTTTCAGCTTCACACCCATAACGTGGGTGATTTCCTGTCCCGCCATTGTCATATCGCCGGGCATTAACTTCGCCGTGTTCCCGATCAAGTTCTGAAGACTGACGGCAGGGCTTTCCATAACGGTGCCAAGGTCGCGGATTACTGTGTCCGCGTCTCTTCCACGAATAAACGGCGCGACAATGTTCTGAAAGCCGGGGTCAATAGCCACGTCCTCGTCAAACACGCGCGCCTGAGCCGCACCCAGATCATACGCGCGCTGCGGCAGCAAAAGCCCCTCACCGCTCTCTCTTGGCATCTGCATAGCTGCGCCAGCGCGATATAGAGCCTCTTCAGCAGGGGGCATCTCTTTGCTGCCGATATTGCCCTTCGCGATCTGCTGATATAGGGGCATGTCCTCAAGCAAGCCGCCCATACCAAGCGAATTGCTCGGTCGGGGCGCAAGCAAGCTGCCGCCGGTAAACGTCAGGCCAGCCTCAAGGACATCATCATAAACATCTTGCGTCGGCATGCCCGTCTCAGTGTCGACCGGCATGCCCTCAAAAACCATACCACCAAGACGGCCAGCGGCACGCACACCCTGAGCCGCGCCCTGAAGCAGACCGGGGAAGGACGGCACAAACTCGCCTTCCGGCGTCTCAGCAAACGGCAATATCATCAGCGGGTCCGAATAATCGCCCTCACCGAGCAGCGACTGCATAAACCTATTTTCCGCCATCACACTACCCAGTTCGTTTTCGGCTTGACTACGCGGCTGCTATTGTAACCCCTTGAGTAGCCTCCGGCAACCGCACCTTGACCCGCAAACGTCAGCACGAACGCATCCGCCGTGTCGGGCGAGCGCTGCCCGCGCTTCTTCATCTCGTCCTTGCCCTCAATCTTCAACTTGCCGCTGCTCAAATACTTGTACCTGATCCCCGTCAACTCCGCGATCAGCGTGTCGTCCTCCGGCATGTGGCAGTCACGCGCCTCAAACCACTCGCGCGCACTCCAAAACAACTCATCGCGCAGGCGATTGAAGCGATCCTTCAGGGACGCAGTCTCGCTGACCGCCACCGCAACCGCTGGCAAATCCAACTCGCGCAGCCGGTCAGCGAGACCGGCTCCCAGCCCGATTGCGTCAATGTAAATCGCCTGCGGGCGCATGCTATACGGCACAGCGTCATGCTCCGCCAAAACAATGCCCGCCAACTCCATCAAGTCCTTATTCTGCCACGTTTTGATCGGCTCAACCAAGACATTGCCTTGACGTTTCGCCAGCGCCGAGCGATCCGATCCGAAGCGCGCCACGTCCAAACCCCAAACAACGGGGGTGGTGGGGCCAGCCTCCACGTCACGCCGCGTCGCGTCCTCCACCAAGTGCAGCGGCAGCAGCACGTCATCAGACTGCGTCGGGAACTCGCCCAAAACGCGCACCCTAAATACGTTGCTATTTTCCCCGTACTTCTCGGCCATATCTCCGATAAACTTCGGGTCAACGTACTCGCCGTCCTCACACGACACAGTGATGCAGTGCCACTTCTCGCGGTCTGCGTGGAAGGCGTCGTAAAAATACCCGTCGGAGCGGGTCGGGTTACCGCACATGATAATCTTCGCGCCGGGGGTGGACAGCGCACCCGACGCAGTCTCGAAAATCACGTTAGGCACGCCCGACGCCTCCTCGACCACAAACAACATGTGCGGCGAGTGAAAACCGGCCAAACTCTCCGGGTTCTCCCGGCGGCTGGTCCGCGCCACGGCGAAGCTGTCCGGCGCACCCTTGAGCGCGATTTTGTCGGACTTAAACTCAAGCAAATCCTTGAACGCCTTCGGCATATTGCGCGCCCAGCGGTCAATCTCGGTCCACAGGACGTCACTTAGCTGGTGCGCGCTGTTGGCCGTGACAGCGACCTTGCAGGGGTAGTGGGTCAGGAGCCACCACAACGTCACCCACGCCTCAAAGGCCGTCTTCCCGACGCCGTGACCGGATTTGATCGCGACTTTGTCGTGCGCCGCAATCGCGTCGAGCGCCTCGCCCTGCCAGCGCTGCGGCGTCGCGCCGAGGACCGATTGCACGAAAAAGCGCGGGTCGTCGCGGAACTGCGCGATCATCGCCACAAGGTCATTTTTTTCGGCGGCGGATGGGGTCATTGCGGGTTCTCCGATAACGGGGGTGGGGGTGGTAGGGGTATATATATTTACACCCGCCCCGCCGCGTGCGCGAGACGGGGGGGGTCAACCGAAATCTGGTTAATTCCTGTATAAATGTCGCATAATGTTCATTATGTCAAAACGGTATGTAGCGATTTCAATGAGTTACAGATTGTCCGTTTATGGTCCTATATTATGTCGCTATCAGGACACTCATTTTGAGCGCTCTGACTGCGCGCGCGTACTGGTTTCGGTTATGTGTGTCTCTCCCTCTTCATGCTCTATCGCCTCAACCCGGCGCATCTCTAGGTTGTTGTTGATCTGCTGCAATGCTTGCAGGTATTCACCGCCCGGAGAAGCCGTCACATCAACCTGCTGCTTGTCGCCGTACACCTTTGGCGTCATGCGCGCTGATCGCCACTTGATGTTGTCTGACAGCGTTCTGTGCGCGCTCTCTGTGATCATCCCTGACAGCAGCTTCTTGTCGAGTTCGTCTAGCATGTCGGCATACACCATACCGCGCGATGATAGCGCTGTACGATAGCGCTGCTCGAAGTCAGGGTCAGACGTGATCTTGCGCCACACTGTCGTCCAGCCCGGCATATCATCGTCTTTGCAGACATTGATACCGGCACGTCCTTCTGTGACCCGCTCCAGAAAAATATCGAACAGCTTTTCTGGCGTCTTCGGATATGCCATCAGTCGTCCTCCAGCGTCAGCACATAGCTGACATCCTCGTCTATCTCCAACAGCGGCTTGCGACAGGCGCTGCACACTATTGCCTGCGTCTCTTCGTAGACCCTGCCGCGCGTCTGCATACCACACCAGTCACAGTCGACGTAATTGCGGAAGAAGCGCACATAGTCACGCTCCTGCGCCTCAAGGTCAACGACATCAGCCATTTGTTGCTATCTCCGCCCCACATGCGCCGTAGCCACATATATCGACCCAGCTATCTTCATGCGAGGGCGTTTCCATCAGGCGCGCGACCTTTAGGCACGTCATTGCAAGCACAACCTGCTCCGGTGTCACCCGTTGATCGAACACAACCGACCACAGCGCCGCTATGCGCTGGTGGTTCTCCCGCACGTTTCCATAATTCTCGCCACGATCCGCCACGGCGTTTGTTGCTGCCTCCAGCGCGTCTATCTTGTCCACTCTCGCTTCTCCCTATCGTTAGCCCGCAGCCGCCGCACCGCGACACGCCTGCATGCTCAGTTAATGTGTGCGACTGACACTTCGGACAACAGCCTTGTGCCAGCCACTTCGCAAACAATCCATCACCCTTATCTAACATATCGCCTGATCACCTTTGTGCTGCTTTCGGGCGCGGGCGCTTCCCACTTCGCCCTGCACTCCGCCAGAGGCTCGCTGACACCATCATGCGCTGCGGGATACACCTCGACGCGCACGCCGTCCTTTACACGCATGATGTGAACCGTGAGCGTATGCACATCGATCCACGCATGACCGCCGAGCAGTTGATACTCTTGGTCTGTGTAAATTATGTTCAAATCCTTTACCGTCATCAAAAAGGTATCTCGTCATCTAACGACGCCACAATCTCCTCGCGCGTCTTTGGTTTGATGCTATCGATTGTAGCACCCTCGAACAGCGACTTCACCTTTTTCGTCACCTCACCCGCCTTACCCTCTTCAAACGCCTCCACGATAGCCGCAACCTCGCTCATCGCATAAACCCGGTCGACCCTGCCGCTGCCCCTGATCTTCGCGATCTCCGCCTTGTCCCGGCACACAGCGACGACAGCGCCCTTCGGCGTCGTCTCTTCCCACACCTCACCGCTGACGGGTTCGGCCCCCAACTCTATCGCCCTGCGCTCCAGAGCCTCGACGCCTCGGATCGTCGCCGCGACGGCTTCCTCTACCTCGACGCCGCTGCCTTTTTCAATCGCCCGGTTAAGCACATCCATCTGCGCCCAGAACCGGTCCCGCAATTCCGCCTCAACCAGAAGCGGCAGTCGGTCGATCCCCCAATGCACATCGCGCGCCCTCACCGCCGCATCATACGACGCAAGCGCAGCCTGACACTTATCAGCGTCTCGCTCTGATGGATAGAACCGCCACTCCCGTGACGTCTTGCTCTTCGGTACTCTTTTTCTTGTAGCCATCTCTTATCTCCCTTCTACGATCCGGTTCGTACTCCGACGCTACGACGCCCATAGGGCGCGTCGTATCGGACGGAGTGCTACGACGCTCCGACGGAGCGCTCCGATACTACGATGAAACACTATCTATCTCTTTGTTTTTCCAACATACACCATCAACGGAGATGACCCATTCATTGTCAATTAGAGCGTCGCGAGCCGATCCCTTCGTGCTGTCCGGCGTATCGGGCATATCGGAGTGCATTTTGGCCGTCCAGTCGCTGTATCTGACCTTCGGCGAGCCGCGATCCACGCACAGGTTCTCAAACACTTGCAGCGCCCGCTTCTGTGCGCCGACGGGACGCCACGCCTTCTTCTTCTTCGGCTTCTCGTCGGTGCGTTCCAGCACGACGGACGTCTCGGATATCGACGCAGGCACGGTCTGCATGATCAGGTTGATCTCGTCCATCGGCTCCGCGTCCTTCATCTTCTCGGTACGCAGCACAATAATATCCTCGCTCTTGCCGACCATCAGTGACGTGTCAACCGCCCCTAGAAGCGCCGTAGAGCCGCGTGCGCCGCGATTAGCGTCCTTGCCCGCGTGATGTACCGCCAGCAGCGCGCCGCCTGTCAGCGCCTTGATTTCGTCACACGCGGCGACGAACAGCCCCATATCGGTGCTGCTGTTCTCTTCTGCGCCAGCGATGGCGCGCGCCACCGTGTCCACAATGACGAGCGAAAACCTCTGCCCGATGCCATCAATCGTTGCGACGAGCCGCGCGATATCTTCAGGCTCACGAAAATTCACAGCCGTTGGCAGCAGATACATATCCGGCTCATCCTTGGTGCCGTGATACTTCTCCCACGCCTTCCAGCGCTTGCCAAAGCCGCCGATGCCCTCGCCCGCTATGTACAGCACTGGGCCGGGCTTCACCTCCTGCCCCTGCCACGGTAGGCCGTGCGCGACCGACAGCGCTATATCGATGGCGAGGAATGACTTACCCGTTCCCGGCGCACCATACATCATCGCAAAGCCTGTGTCGGTGAGCAGCCCGTCCACGAGAAACTCAACCGGCGGCATCGAAAACACCGCGTCTCGGCGCATCGTCTGATACAGTTCAACCGCGCCATCCTCCACCGCTGGCACCTCATCGCCTGCCTCCGGCTGCGCCGCAACCACTGGCGCTTGGCGCACGATGTCCATCAGTTCGTCGATCGTGCGCTCGCTCAGAAAGTCCGCCACGTCGCCCTTCTCCGGCAGCCCCGGCAGGTCGACGCGCTTGATGCGATCCGCGACGCCCCAGAGGCTTGCGATCACCTTGTCGGCGTGGGTTCGACCCGCCTGATCATTGTCCGGCAGCACGATCACGCTGCGTCCCGCCAAGTGCTTTGAGTGCGTGTCCAGCCACTTGCCGGACCCGCCGTGGTTTGTGGTGGCGACCAGCCCGGCCTCAATCAGTGCGTCGGCACACTTCTCACCCTCGACAATGAAGACGGGCTGATCTGCGTGCTGCATGATCGCTGGCAGATTATAGGGCAGCGGCTCAATGTCCTTCACGCTGTAGAGGTAACCGCCCCTGCCGTCCGGCTGACGCAGCCTGAACGACTTCGGGTACAGGCGGCACGCCTGATACGCCTCCGCCCCGTCCGTGTCGAAGTACGAGTATATGCGCTGTATATATTGCTTTGGTTCGAGCGCCTTCTGCGCCTGCCTCTGTATTCCGAAGTCGCGCTCCAATACGTCAGCGACTGAGCCGGATATGCCCAGCTTGCCGTACTGCTTGACGAGGTCCACGACACCCCCGCCAAGACATAGTTCGAAATCATAAAAAACGCCGCCCTTGACCAGATCGAGTTCCTTGCTGCCGTTAGTCCCCCAGCGCAGCGTCCTGCCCTTCTGCGATAGCTTCGCGTTCGGCTCGCCCCAGTAGTGGCGGGCAATCCTCTCGGCGTGTGCCGCTAAATTTGTCATGCTGTGTCTCCCAGCCGCCTCCC